ATGTAGATCAGCCTCAGGAACAGCCTAAGACTGTCCGTGTGCCTCGGGAGATTTGGGTGAATATGTACCCAGACGAACTGTTGGGATATGCTTGGCTCACAAAAGCTGAAGCAGACAGTACGCCTAACAGGAATCGAACAGAGTGTGTCCACTTCCGCGAAGTCCTCTAAGGAGATCAGAATGTCCGACCTGACATCACGTCAACTTGTGCGTCAACTCATCGAATCCGGAACAGTCGATACGGCAGAGATTGCTCAGAATACTCTGCTGTCCAAGCGACGTGTTCAACAACTCGTGAAGGAGTACTATGACGATCAGACGTTCAAACCACATGCAGTAGCCAAGGCTAGTCACACTGTGGTCTATGAGAGTCCATCAGTAACCCACTTCATCAGTGGTAGTGTCAAGGACTTCTATGCTGGACGCTAAGCCTGGCTTCGGATGGCGAACACTACGAACTGGTGAGCCTCTTCCCAGCGAGTACATCTACTGGGACGGTCTGACTTGGCTACATCGAAAGGCATCTCCACTATGTGGAGAGAAGGTCGAGAATGTGCCGAATATCACTCACGTGCATGTCCGCATGTCTGAGCAAGAGATTGCTCAGTTTCCCATGACTCTGGACATCTGGGAGAGTCTCCATGTAGACGACAGGTATCTCTACAATCGACCGGCATTCTTGTGTGCCGGTCTTGTAGAGGTCCTGACGACAATCGGGTGGATGCCTTGGCAATGGTCTGCTAACTTGGACCGACCATGTAGACCACAGCCTGTTAGTGAATTGCGGAAGTGGTGGATTGTTCCGTATCCTGGTGGATCGGCTATCGCTTTCACAGATCAGGCAATGGCAGAGTTTTCGTGCGTAGGAACAGAGGCTAAGCCAATAGAAACTCAGGAGACACCATGACAAAACTCGAAGTTCTTAGGTTGCTGGAGAAGTTGATCTCTCCGTGCGGCTACCGAGTACCAGATACTGGCGACCAATCCTATCCAGCGGACTATGTGGTCAATCATGAGTCACTGTGTGATTTGATCGCTCAGGCAATTATAGAGGAGGAGAACATTCCATGTTGAATACACCTATGTGCAACCTTCCTGAAGGAGACAAGTAATGAAGAACTGGCAAGACTTGGCAGAAGCTGTTGGACAGTGGTCAGCAGCAAATTTCGGAAGTCAGAAAGGGCTAGGTTGTCTAGTACCTCTGATGGGACTGGTCGAGGAGTATGGCGAGTTCTTTGTAGCTGAGACCATTGGCGATGAGGACGATGCCATTGGTGATATGTGCATCTTCCTTCTGGACTACTGCTACCGATCAGGGGTAGACCTGTCTGACATGCCCCTTGAAGGGCAGGAGCGTGCAGACTGGGACTGCTTAGCGGCTGCAATTGGAAGCCTGTTCCACTGTCAGGTCAAGCGAATGCAGCGTATCCGTGGCATGGAAGACCAGCAAGCATTCCAGGACGCCCGCCTGAAGTCTGTGGGGGCTATCCTGCATGAACTTAACCACCTGAGTCGTGGAGTGTTCGAGTTGGCTTGTGATGTGTGGTCCAATGTGGTCAGTAAACGGAAATGGCATACCGTACCTGACAAACTATTGACCCTACAGGATGCTATTGATGGATTCACTGACATCGCTGGTGAGTTGAATCGACTATCTTGAAATACAAAGACCCCACTAGGATCGCTCCTAGTGGGGTCTGTTTGTTTGTTAGCCAATCAAATGGCGATCATGTTTGTATTCTGTGATGACGTTCCAGAGCATTTCCCAGAAGCCTCCACAGAAATGTCCCCAGCAGTCGTACCAACAGGCCCAACATGAGTCCTTGCTGATCTCTCCTGCTGGTATGCGGTGGATGTAAAAGCCGAACAGTCTCATGATCTAACTTCTCCAGTAATGATGTCAATCTTCTTATAACCTAAAGGCAAGTCTCGATGGATATCGACAAGTACCCATAACCCATCCTTGAGTTGGTACAGCTTAACCTCGTCAGGAATCCTGTATCCAGATTTCGAGTAGCGCTTCTTGTCAGTGCAGGCAGATTTAGCATGACCTTGAGTGGCATGTACTTTGAACTGTGGTCGCCTGTTAGGCACGTAGGTAGCCCAATCGAAGGTCCAGTTCTTGCCCTTTCGAGACACAGACTTGCCAGGATTGTTGGGATCGAATTCAGTCATTATTTTTCCTAGTGACATTCAGCCCAGTTCTTACCAACTTTAGCCTCTCCATCGAGAGGACACCTCCAGTTGAATGCCACACCGGCATCCTTGATAGCCTGGATACAGTTCTTTGAATGCTGTTCTACATGATCCTCATGAACATCGCTCTGAAGTTCGTCATGCACAATAGCCAATGAGTGCCAGTCAACACCATCTCGCAGGTTGTAGTCTTCAGTAAGAACAACCCACTTCTTCATCAGCACCGCAGCACTTCCCTGTAGTAGTGTGTTCAATGCTGCGTGTGCGGAGCGGATAGGCAACTGACGACCATCAGGCATCAGCAGCCACCCCCTCTTTGAAGCTGTCTTGAGTGCTTCTAGGAGTTGAGGAAGACCGTCAATGCCTTGTTCATACGCATTGCGTACTTTAGCACCAACAGCAGTGAACGCTGCTTCTTCTGGGGTAGCTATTCTCTTTGCATTGACGGCTTTTGACCACACCTTGAGAGTAATGCTTCCGGTGTTCCTTCGGTAGAACTGAAGACGTTCTCTGTACTCTTCAGCAGCTTCGGGACTGTACACAGTAATCAGTGTTCCGAGTTTTAGGTTGGCGGCCCCGTAGAACCATGGATATGTAGAGCCGCTCTTACTGTCCCCCCGACTAATGCTGAAACCAGCGTACTTTTTCAGGTACTCGACATTGCGTTGATGGATGTCTCCATTGAGCACTTCTTGGATGTACTGACCACCGTCGTAAGGCTGGAGGTAGTGCCCCAGGTTACGACTTTCGATAGCCTGCATGTCCACACCGACCTGCACACGATCAGCATGGAACAGTTCGCGACAGTCATAACCGTAGCGACCAGCGATGCCCCGTAATGGTCCTGCCTTACCTGTGGATACGCGAGGAGTCTGTCCTAGGTTGGGCTTTGAATGGGCACAACGCCCGGTTGCACACCCGATTGTGAGCATGCGGTGGTGGATGCGTCCATTCCTAACCAACCGTAACCAACCTGAGTCACCGTCACCTCGAAGGAAGCTCTTAACCTTTCGCATAAGCAGGAAGTCCGCGAACTGCTGACCTTCTGGAAACTCACAGGCCCGCAGAATCTCTTCTGAGAGACTGCCGTAGTCGATTGCGAGTTTTTCTGCTGACTGTGTTTCGAGTAGTTTTTCCCCAGCCTCAGTCAGTTTAGGACTGAGCCACCCATACTTGTTGTACAGGTAGTCTCTGATCTGATCCCGTGATCCCATGTTGAATGAGTACGACTTCTCCCTGAGAGGTCCTGGAGTGATGGTACATTGGGAAGGCTTAACCTTCCGAGCCTTTCGATCCAGATCAGCCAGCCCCTTAGTCTCATAGTCTGTGGTCGTCCCGTCTGCCCATGTAACGGTGTAATAGGCGGGAGTCTTCAGCACTTCGATGCGAGGTGGAATCTGACCCACTACAGTGGCCTCCAGAGCGTCCAGATCGCCCTGTAATCGACTGTAAAGGGCTTCCGCAGCATCTACATCAAATGCGAAACCACGAGCCTCCTGACGCTGCACTAGAGCGGCGAACCGCTTCTCAATGTAGTCCGCAACAGGTGCTGGCTTGTTGATGCGTACGAAGTGCCTGCGAATGTGCTCATTGACGACCACATCTTGTAGACAGTACTCACCCATTTCCTTGGTATACTCGGTCCAAGGTCCTTTGAAGTCTCCTTTGTGGACATGCAGACGCCTACCCCATGACTCCAAGGAGTGTCCCAGGATGATTTCTTCGATGTCATCATCGTCATCATCGACAACCTGCTTCTTCTTGCCTTTTCCAAGCATATCTGGAAACAGCCGCATAGACCACAGCAGTGTGTCTGTGGTTTTGTTGATGTCTACCTTGAAGCCATAGACCTTATCCAGTGCAGGAAGGTCGAATCCGATGATGTTGTGTCCGTACAACTCATCTGCCGCTGCAATACGGTCTAGTGCAACTTGGATGTTATCTGGTTCGTACAGTTCTGCCTTGCCTGTATCACAGTCAAAGATAGCAATACAATGAACTTTGGTCAGCCCGTCTAGCAGGTCGTTGGCTTCGATATCAAACACAAGGCGAGACATGCTAAACCTTCTTGGTACGAGTAAGGAACACCTTCAAACTCCTGCCTTCATCTTGAACAGACAGAGTTAGACTTGCATAACCAGCAGGCACAACAAGGACCCTACCAAGGTCAATATCAATGACTTCAAAGCGGGTTATCTGGGAAGTGTCTATGTTCATAGAACAACTCCCCGGAGCCTCCCCCAGTCTGGTGCTACTGTCGATACCATCTCTTCGATCTTCTGTGATGCCCATGCAATGTCCTGAGTATACAGTTCCTCTGGTTTCTCGCCAAGAGCAACAAGAAGACGGAACTGCTTGAGTGTCATCGGCATCTCGCCTTTTTCGGCAGCCTCCAACGACGTAAACGCCCGACCATGCCAGTGCCGTGTCGGCATTTCAGCCAACCCATTTGAAAGGCGTATCTTTACCTTTGATCCGCACCACGCGAACTGAGGTGCGATACGACTCACCTGTTCAAGAAGGATTTCTCTAAAGGATGTCAGAATCCAGACAAACTGGCCTTCCTCTAATCCAAGAGTATTGGGCAGAGGAGACCGGGATTGGTCATAATAACGGCTGCGTGCTTCCCACCGGTTGAAACCTTTCTTGCTCTTAGAATCAGCAGGATAGTGCTCACATCCAGTAGTGTACCCACGTGGTGAGTCTAGACAGTCAGTTCCGCAATGTTCACATTTGAAACTAGACATCGGAGTCCTCACAATCCTCACCGAACAAGACAGTGAACTCTATCTCAATGGTTCCAACATGACAATCAACACACTGTAGAACCGACTCAAGGCACGGCGACTGTCCGGGTCCAATAAGCGTCGGTAGTGTTCGCGGTTCCATTTTTCCACCACACATGCAGCACACCATTAGAACCATTCCCCTACACATAAAGCGAGGCCCAACGCATCAACTTCGTCATCGGTGGACAACCCTAGGTCATAACCGAACAAGGCATCAATACTCGCCTTCATGTCTTTCTTGTCCGCATTGCCTGAACCTGTAACTTTCTTTTTTAGACTTTTAGGAGCAATGTATGTCGCTGCTTTGTGCTCGGGAACCTCTGTTGAAATCCTATATTCAAGAACCCCCAGCAATCTTGCCCTATCTAGGATTCCATACCCTTGCGTTGAGAATGGCATACTCTCAATAGCCAGTTTAGCTGGTCGGTACTCCTTCAACACAGACATAATGTTGTCTGTTATGAAAGCCATACGATCACTGAACTCGCCCTGACCGCGAAAATTATCGATGGTTGTCTTTATCGCCATAGTCTCGACAATGTATCCCTCCTCATCGATGACAGCGACACCCGTACTAGCAACACTCAAATCCACGCCGATATAGTACAAAACTATCTCCTAGTAAAGATCGAAGTCGTTAGAGGCTTCGTCTGGAACAGACCAGTCATCCTGGTTATGGTCACCGAACGGCATACTCTCTACAACAGTGACCACAGGCTCTCTCTGTTTGTAGATAAACTCGTATGTCCCTTTGTCAAACTCTAGGCCAAGTTGTGCTTTGCCTTCTTCACACTTGGGTCTAAGCACCTTTACCATGCCCACATACTCGCCTGTGCGGCGATTGTAGATACGGAGTTCTGTTTCGGGAGCCATGCGAGTAACGAACACTACAACCTCGGTTCAGCAAAACAATAGAACCAACCAGGACCACGATTATCTACTGTAAAGTAGGTCACCTTTAGTCCAGCCTTGTTGATCTCAACCAACCACCACTCATGTGGTCGCACTGTCAAATGTAGAGGTGTTCCTAAGAGATTAGGACCAAACCCATCAGCAAACAGTGCTATGCCTAAGAACACACCATGCTTGCAGACTGTCCGCATCGCTACCAGTGAGTCCTGTACCTTGTCTGTCGGGATGTGCTCCATAACATCCGTACAGAACACGACGTGGTGACTCGGTACTTCGTACAGGTCTTCCCAGATACATCCTTGGTAGAGATTGAATCCAGCATCTACCAACCGACGATCTAAGCAATTGTCTGCGATGTCGAATCCTGCGACTCGATACCCCATCTGGATCAGTCGCTCGGATGCTTTACCACTGCCGCAACCGACATCGAGCACTGTTGAGCAACCATTGAACAAATACTTGATAGGTAATTGTTCGGTAGCCACTACCCCAGGAGAGAATCTGCGGTAGGAGTCATACGACCACACCTGTTCGTACTTGGTTTTTTCCTGTTCGGTTAGGTTCATGATTTATCCCGTATGTCATGTAGTCTTCGACGGCACAGATCGATCTGATCTTCTCGGATGTCAATGTTAATTGACTTCCTCCCGGAAATCTCTGCTGCGTGCATGGTAGTGCCTGAACCGCAGAACGGATCGAGCACTGTCCCACCCATAGGGCAGAAGGATACCACAAACCGGGAGGCTAGGTCAAGTGGGTATGGGGCTTCGTTCTCGTGGCTTAGAGGATGACCCATTCGCCCTCCTCCGACAATGGTATGGATTACGTTTCCGGGGTTCGCCCTTTCGGGCGGCACGTACCCCTTAACAATCTTATCTCCTGACTGGACGGTCTTTGTATGAAACCGTGCAACACGTCGACCGTTAGGCATCCTGTGCGACAGGTCGCCGCCCGGATTCCATTTAGGCGGGTGCCCGAATGCACACGGATCGCTCCAAGGAAGTCTGCCCTTAGAAGCACACACAACAAACTCGTAATCGTTCCTCCACCAATCAGGGCCTCCAGAACCTGGGATGCCAACTCGATGAAATATTGGAGGCTTGCGAAGCCTGACTCCTGCACGGTGCAGATCAGCCATCAACAAAGCGGGGGTTGAAGTCCACTGGAACTTCACAGTTCTACCTTCAATAACCCACGCTACTAGACCACGAGATACTCGTACACATTCCTTGTATATCTCCACGCACCAGTCGACATATTCCTGGCCTCTAAGGTTAAACCCGATGGAATACGATCTCGCATTCTCGTAAGGCGGTGAACACATAACAAGATCAACGGAATCTGTTCCGAGATTACGCAGGTAATCCAGGCAACCACCAACATAAAACACATGGTCAGACATTGCACCCTCTAGCGAGTAGGACCTGTATACGGAGGATCAGGAACAAATTCCCCCTCGATCTCTTTCCGGTACTGCTTCCAGCCGAGGAAGTTACCAGAACTTCTGGGAGTCTTTACGGTATATTCTCCCATCAGACCCCCTCCTATAGTATCGTACTGAAGGTAGGGCGTGGCCTGATGCTCTGTAGGGCTGGCATGCTTCGGATCGCTGCCTACCAATCGATCATGCAGAGCAAAGTCTTCTGCATAGTCCTTGATCTCATTCTGGCGAACATAGCTCACACGAGCACAGCGAGCCACAGAGACTTTCTTCTGATCTTCCAAGGACAGGTGCTTATCTTCTTCATAGATCAAGGGAAGGTGCCACTGACCAGTCTGCAACAACTCAGGAATGCTCTCAGATCGAGCCTGTGACATCATACGAGCGACAATTTGAATGTGAGGCTCTGCCATGGGATGATCCCGCAGCAGCTCAAAGTGCTTGAAGGATGTGGTGCTAATGATCTCAGTGATGAACAAGAAGGGCTCAAGGTAGCGGTTAGCTACCTGCTTATGGACACCCCGCTTAGACAGGTACTCAGCAAGGGCGGTCATACCGAAGCGACAGTCTGCAATGTCGTTTACCAGCAGATGGCGAGTGGCCTCATCCACCTGATTGAATGCCTGCATCCCACCCTGAGCAGCACCAATGTGCAAGGGGATGAACGGAGTTTCAATTACGGCTTCGATAAACCGCTCAATTGGCACTGCCCTGCTGCTTGCAGCATTACGAGACATAATGCGGTGTCGGAGCATCTCAGAGTGGATGATTCGTGGGTAGGTAACCTCCCATGTGGTCAACCTATTACCACAAACATTCACAGAATCAGCCAAGACCTTAGCACTGAACTGTGCCTTGGACTGCTCTTGCATCTCAGTCAGATGTTGATCGGTCATGTTAGTTCCCTTTCAAATCGGGAGTCAGGGTCACTTGGCCGGTATGGTGCAAGAACACTGTCAGGTGTGCTTGTGAGTGCCTGTTTGCCGAACGGTGGGCCTCCTCTAAGGCCCTACCTTCTTTCGAGTCTCGATCATAGTCCACTACAATCCTGTCACCTTCCTGCCTATTGCACGCCTCTTTCTTGAGATAGTGCATGTTGAGTGCCCTTTGAATCCGCTGCATGTCCTTAGGGACATCAATTCTGACTTGCCAAGTGTCGATGACCACGTTAGTTCCCTTTCGAGGTGTAAGGTTTCCGCCAAAGTAAGTCTAGGTCCCGCCTGTCGATGGGGATCCAATTGGAGATCACTTCTTCACTGGCGTGAACGTAACTCCATTTACAGCCACTGTACCTGCAGGCTCCATGCGATACAGTTTGTACGGGGAGAAGTCCGGATTCATCTCATCAATGCACTCTAAGGCTTCAGATTGAGTCATAGGCTCAAACGGAATAGCACCATACGAAAAGTCATCGTCCCGATCAAACAGGCCCCACAGGTGTTTGGGCTCCTGCTTTGCGGTTGGCTTCTTTGTTGGGGCTGCTTTACGAGTAGCAACCGACTTCTGTGCGGCAGATTTTGCCATGTGTGTCTCCAATGAGAAAAGCCCCGTACCCAGCGGAATGCTGAGTACAGGGCAAATGGTATCATCTTCACACAACAACTGTCAAGTCAGAATCAGGAATTCTTGAATCCCTGCCTCCCGGCATCCGTCGAACCACCGGCAGGATTGGTGCCTTGGTTGGTTCCTCCCGCCTTTGCGTTACCAGCAGAACTGGTAGCCTTAGCTGCGGCACCGGGATTCTGATTCCCGTAATTGGGATTGATGAAGGCGACCTTGGAGTCGGCCTCAACCTCTGCCCGTTGCTGTTCAGGATCGAGTCCGAGTTGACGAGAGAACTCAGGAATCGACATTGCCTTAGCCATGACGCCAATGTTGCACGCCTGTGCAACCTTCAGTTTATCAACTGTAGCGATTGGTGGGTAGTCAATATCGACCACATAGTCCTCGCTCAGTCCGAAATCTTCCAAGAGCCACAGGAAGTACTTCTCCAGCCTTGCTGCCAGGAAGTTCCGTTCTTCGGCAAGCATCTGGAAGGTAGGGCCTTCGGCAACCATCGCGGTAGCCAAAGAGCCTTCGGTCGTATTGCAGGAAATCTGCTCGAAGGTAAAGCCAGTGACCTTAGCAACTTCTCGATCAAGCAAGGAGAACAGCGGACCAGCATCACTGAAGTTGTTGTCAGGATGCGAGAACGTGATCTCCACACCCTTGGTTGTGGTCGCTACTGTTCCAGGACGATACCGCTCCTGTCCTGAGTAGGCATCCACAGGTTCGCTGAGTTGCGTCTTAGCGGCATCTAGTACGCTACGAGCAGCTCCAGAGCCGCCAGCGACTTTACGAACCATAACAATGGCTGACTGGCGCTCACGCAGAGTCACTTCGTTAAGGATCAGCGACCGGTATCGCTGGAGGGCAGACTTACAACCGATTAGACGACTGACGCCTCGCTTTACTGTGGAATCAACATCCAGGGAGATATGTAGCATGTCCTCAGGGAGCACTTCCGCATACTTCTCATAACCGTCAGGGTTACCTTGATCGTCAAACTTCTGCTTACACAGAATGTAACCCAGAACCGTCACCGTGTCATACGGATCGGTGATGATGCCGCCATTTTCGTTGCCGTCCTCGTCACAGACGTTCTCCGGGTCAACAAAGCGATAGTCGTACCCACCATCAACAGCGGAGTTAGCAATCCGACGAATGAACAACTCGCCGTCTCGATACAAACGACGAGCCATCTCACCAAAGCTCAGATGCAGACTGTTACGTCGGAGTCTGTTTCTGAGTTTGTTCGTTGCACGCTTAGTGACCTGATTGACAACCTTAACCTCAGGATCACTAGGACGAACAATAACAGTAGCACCGCCGCCAATGGTATAAATCTTGTACAGATTCAATACACGGGTAGCTGATGGTACGTTGATCGACAACTCACGGAGCTGTTCCCGCAACATTGCAGGATCGGACTTAGTGCCTGCAGTAACCTGCCGCCATTCAGCAGCATCTGGGTCCTGTAGAATAGGCAAGGCATAGGAATCAGCCACCAAGTACAGATGGTGATCCTGAGCCATCTTATTGATGTTCTCTTCGGTCAGGGCCAGTCCTTGAGGCCACTGTTCAGCAATTACAGACTCTGACATTATACAATCTCCTTATGAATGAACGGACGGTACAGAGGCTTCTTAGGCATTGAATCGAAACCAAGTGCTCGGTAGGCTTCTGACCACACCTTCTTGATATCTTCTTGCAGGGAGTTGATTACAACGCACTCGATAGTCACTGGGACATCGAACTGCCGTGCTCGATTACGCCATGTCGAGATTACTCGTGTAGCCTCCTCATATGCTCGACGATACTCACGACCTTTTTCACAACCTACCAGAAAAGATAGATCAGAAAAGCATCCGGAATACTTCATCATCGAATTCTTGAAGTCCGCTCCAGCCTTGTTGCGAGCCTTCAGGGCCTCAGATCGAGCCTTACCGAGAGGATCGTCCTTACCAAAGAGTTCAGTGACCATCTTATCGTAGGCCGCTTCATCAAAGGTACAGAAAATAGGCAGGCATGCCGTTGCGGCTTCACGCAGGTACTTGTGAGACATTGCGGTATTGCCCCTTGCTGTGGTCAGTGCATGCTCTGACTTCTTCACAGCAATCTGGAATACGTCTACTGGCTTCAGAGGAGTCTCTGACGTGCCCACGAGTTCCCGCAGCTTTGCTTTAAGTTCATTGCAGGCAGCTTTAGTAGAGCGAGTGTAAATATCATCTGCTGCAAGATAGGCACTATTGGCCTGATTGTACGCCTGCTCTGCAGCATTGCATTCTAGCCAGTAAGGAACAACTGAGAGGTCTTTACTGACATACAGAAATGAGCCGCGTTTATACGGCGCGTAGTTAAACATCCCACCCCTCGCTTTCAACATAGTCGGTTTCAGCCTCTGCCATCAACCTATCGTTGATGTACTTAATCGCAGCGGCTACTGTGAATGACCGGTCATCATGCCCGGACTTAGTGTGGTCGAATCGCCACCTGGATGAATTGCCCTTTACCAGCAGTCCTTCCAGTTCAGTTTCGAGATTGTCGTCGATTCCACGGGGAGTCCATACGTCACCGTTGGCGTCATAAATCTCACCGCAGCCAGGATACCACCTGATCTTACCTTCCATAAGGTACTGTTGCAGTAGAACTGCACACTGGTGGTTTCCGATGCCTGACTTGAACTCGAACTCCTCAACTGTCTTACCAGCAGCCCGAAGGACTTGGATAGCGTGTGCCATCTGATGCCGGTCAAAGATGAAGATCAGTTCTGAATGCTGACCAAACTCTCGATCAATCTCATCCAAGATAGTCAGGACTTCGGAAACAAGAATGGTATTGTTGTCCCGTAGGACAGGATCGATAACATCCATTCTGTCGATGATGTACGTCCCATCGTACAGGTGACCGACAGTGATGGCTGTTCGGTCGTTACGCTCTGCGTAGTCAATACTGACCACATAGGTGGGAACGTGTTCTGTACCGCAGTCGTGCCTGAATAGTGTTGCATCTCTGCACTTCTCTACGAACTGCTTCTCGATGAACTTGCCGCTGGATGCGGAGTCCACATTCTCCCATAGACGCAGATACTCCAGGTAAGGAATAGCCAGTCTCTGTGAGTTGAGGTCCTCAGCACTGAACCAGGGGGCAGGGCCTTTAGGGATCGATGTGTACCAGAGTGGGTCCTTGATGAACCCTTCTCGCAACTCAATCTGCCAAGAGTCTGTCTTGCAGGCGTTGCAGCCCACAATAATCATCTTGTTCTTCTTACCGAATGAGGTATAGACTGAAGACCACCAGTTCTCGTCTGACCAGTGGGACCACTCATCAGCAAAGACCACATCTGGTGTCTGCCCGAACGAGGATGCAACATCACTAGTGTGGCAAATGAACTGCCCTTTAGTGGTCGGGTTGATTAGCGACTTCTTCTGGACCTCGATGTAGTTCCCCATCCAGGGATTAGCATCGATAATCTTTGCAGCTTGCTTTAGAGTCAGTGCTGCCTGATCGAAGTCTTCTGCGACAATCTGACCATCTAGTCGGTAGTTGCTGAAGATCAGCAGCCACAACAGGTCAAGGGCAATGTCGGATGTCTTAGAGTAACCACGAGAGCGTTGACTATAGAATCTACGTAACTGTGGTCGCTCTCGGTCGCACGGTGGCTTGTTCTTCTTGAACAAAGGCACCTGAGCAACCCACAGCATACAATCGTTGCGGGCTGCAAAATCCTGAGCCTGAATAGGGCTCATAATGTCGCCAAGCCGAGCACGATTGAGATTGGTATCTACAATCGTGTCGGCTCGGAAGGTGTCTGGCGATCTGCGGTAGAGTTCTAGGGTGAGTCTGTCAGGACTTCCCATTACTTCTCCTCTTGTAGTGGATCATCCATGTACATATAGCTGGGATAGCCTAAGCTGCTGTCCTCGACGCCTTCATAGGCTTCAGGCTCAACAATCACTTCTGGTTCCCCCTGTTCATCGTCCTGTTCCAGTAGGCTGTAATCCCCATTAGAAGCAGCCACGAGGGCTTCGGCTTGCCTTGGTGTGACTTCTTTGCGGTTGAGTGCCTGTCTGATTTGGGCCTCAGACAACTCATTCAGGTCCTCAATGCCTTCAGGGGTCACATGCAAGATGTTGGTGGTTGATTTATCGACATTGTTCTGTACAAGCCGCTTAGTCTGACCACCTGAGCCTTGCTTAACTCCCTGTGCCTCTGCCAATGCAGAAGCAGCAGCAAGAGCCAACTTAATGTCGCCCCGATCAACAGCCAGAGCATATGCCTGCTCAAGCCTGAGCATGTACAGACCACGATTGATGTTGGCGTCGGTCATCAGTCGAGCATCGGACTTAGCGATCTCTTTGATAAGACGGCTGATCCACCCTGAGGCAGTCGCTCGACTGATTTTTGGACAATGCTCCTGGATCAGTTTAACAATCGTCTCACGGCGATAACAGTTTGCTAGTCCGTTGCGAACGATCTCAACAATCCGTTGTCGCTCATCAGCAGTTTCTGAACCTGTATAGTCGTCTTCCTCAGGTTTTGTCACTTGGACCCCTTCTGTTTAACTGGTTGAGTCAAAGCACGCTCAACAGACCATCCTTTACGCAGACGAGATGCTATAACATGTTTTGATATTCCCAGCCGATCTGACCATTGGGAAATAGTGTATGTCTCACCTAAATAGGTAACGAGATGGTTAGACCGTCGATTGTTGCACTGCTCTTTCCTTGTAGCCCACCTACAGTTCTCCTTACAATATGGACCATCATTATCCTTACGATCAATACTGTGCTCTAGAGAGGGTCGCGGCCCCATGTCGCGGTAAAAGCTCTCAAACGACAAATCCCATTCAGAACAAACACGAATCCCGCGTCCTCCGTAATTATCGAAACTCACGTCTCCCGGATAACTACATCGGTTACGCATAGCAGACCACACAGAGTACTCGGGAGTTGCGGTCATACCGTGCGTTGTTTTACTCTCTACATTACTGACACTAAGCAGTTCGGCCCGAAGACACCCGCACGACACACTCTTTCCTCCCCTCAGATGTGTGTGGCATACATCTGCGATTTTACCACAAGAACACTCACAACGCCAGCGAACGGTTCCTTTCGCATCTTCTGTTCTATATCCCACCACGGTCCATCGGCCAAACTCCTGTCCAACAAGACTCATCATGTACTTAACATCTGACTTTCGCAAGATGACTCCCAATGATCCCAGTTTCTTCTGAATATAGGTACGATTCCGCTGCACGCAAGGACCCTATGTAACCTTGCGTATGGTGCCATGTATCGGTAGCCGACAGACTAGGCAACACCCTAACAACAACCCCGTGAGTCTCGTAATAAGGCCGATATGCAGTAGCCCTTCGTGTGTGAAAGTGTCCAGTATGTACCTCCCTACAGGTAGACATACCCCACTCCCAAGGAGCCTCCGTTGCCAGAATGTTAGGGGCTGCATCCGGTTTTGCAAAACGATGAGTCATGCAGATAAGATTGCACCCCCAATGCAAGTATTTTCGGCAAATCTCACTGTCATCAACCGTGACACGAGGATCATCCTTGAAGTATTGCTTAACAACCTTAGAAAGTAGTACAGAGCAGTTCTCATCGTGGTTTCCAGGCACCACAGGGACATATACGTCTGCTATACTGGCACAATCTTCCACCGCAGCCACGACAGCAGCCACTGCCATGTCAAAGACCTTGTGGAATCTTGTATCGGTGGAGTCAACCCTAGTTCCTGCAGTAGTTTCGGAGCGAAGGTTATCAACATGCAGCAGATCATGCCCAATAGGGACAACGATCTTCTTGATTCTGGTAGGATTGAAATAAGCTAGTGCGTCAGATACTGCCTGCCTGTAGATAGCCGAGGCGATTTCAGCATCGTAGTCTTCCCCCGCCTCTTTTCGCCATGCTCGCTTTCCAAAATGCGTGTCGCAAAGACTGACAATCAACATCGAATCTGCAGAGCGGCACTCAGACTTCCTTACAACATGCTTACGCACAGAATCCAGCAGGGACACAAACCCAGGAGTCAACTCAACAGCCGTCTGTGGTCGCTTCTTTACCTGGACTGAGTGTTCCTTGGATTTAATCCACGCACTAGACACGTCATCCATACTGAATCCAGCATCAGTTACCTGCTGCTCAATACTAGACTTAGCAGTAGGCTTGCACACGCAAGGCTCAATGACAGTCTCAGCAGGGAACCCGTAACAGGATTCAATACGACTCACCGTCCCAGTATCCTTGCAGACCACACAAGATGCTGGAACTGTATTCTTCTCTGCCTTGTATTGTCTACGGAAACTTGTCCAAGGAATCCCTAGAGCCTTAGCGGCTGCTCGTTTGCTTCCATGCTTATCAACAGCTTCGTGAAGAGTCATTCAGTTACCTCGGTAGTTGTTCGTGAATGGCAAATGATCTTGAGTGGTCGCTTTGGCGGTGGATTGCTCACTACACGCTTAGCAGCCCATTCAAGGTCATCAAGTGTTCCATTATTCCAGACCAGATAATCAAATTGCCAGTCCGGCAGTCCTTGCTCACTAGCGTGCTTAGTAGCTTCCTGCGTATGCTCTCGCCTACTCTCACCTACCATCTTAACAAGTGCAACCTTGTTCTTCAGTTTAGGCTTAGTAAACTCCCAAGCATAGATTGCATCGACTTCATTCTGGAAGCGTACATCACGAATGACTACCTTCTCGTGAGTTCCTACAAACTCTTCAGCCAGATCGACCCAGCAGTCTTTGCCATGGATATCCCTACCAGCCTCTGTACCGTATGCCTGCATCAGTCGTCTAACGTCTGGAATTTTCTTGGCTTCATCCCACCCATAACAATGGACCAGACGCTGTAACCACTCTGGTTCATCTCCTGTATCAACAAGCGGGTTAAGTGCCAACAAACCCTTACGCAACGGATCAGCAAAACTGTACGGTGTGTGGTCAGTAAGGAACGAGGCCAGAGTGTCCTTGCCGGTTCCTAATTTCCCATGAATTGCTACCAGATCAATCACAGACTGCATTGTCGATCCTTTCCTTTGCGATTGCAAAATACTTCTCGTCCTTCTCAATCCCGATGAAGGATCGGCCAAGACGCTTCCCAGTCGAACAACCAGCACGAGAAAACACACAGACATCCTCGTGTTCTTTTAATGGTCTATAGCGAACATCCTGAAATCCTGTTGACCTGCTTTTTTGCCACACCCAGCAATACTTAAACATTCCAGCATTGCTCATAATCAGTGCAGAAGTGAACGGCTGACTAGCCGTCATCACGATAGCTGAGTCTGCCTTAGTGATCCGCTTCAAATGAGACCACATAGGTTCAAATGGTATTACCGAACCCCACTTACAAGCTGTGGTCCCATAAGGCGGATCGGCAAGCACCATATCAACCGAACCATCTGGGATGTCTGCCATCTTAATCAGGCAGTCGGCGTTGTACAGTTCGATCATCGAACTCTCCCAGTCGGTCCTAATTTGTTAAAGCGATCCATGAACTCGCTGAAGGCTCTATCTGGAGTCCAGACTTCCTGGATCATCCACTCAATGTCGTACAACGGTTCAAGCCCTAGCTTACGCAAAGAAGCCTTCATCTCGTTAGACGCCAAAGACGCTACTTCAATGCGACGTGACAGGTGGTCTGCCTTATGCACAGCTTCTGGGAATGGGAATGTTACTCCCCAATAATGACAGAACCGTTTAGCGATAGCGTTCTCGAATTCACGCCACACACCGTTGCCTAGCAGGTTCAATGCATTCTTTACTGGTGTGCTAACATCACCACAAATTGCTTCATGTCCGTCGTGCATCAGCCCGCAGTAGGAGCCGCCCAGCATGTCGCTGACTAGGCACGAGTGTTGGGCAGTGCTGTACTGTCCTAAATGACCGTTGAAGCTATTGACACCGCTAAGGCTATGAGCGACCTCAGCGATCGTCATCTTCATTCGACCGCCTACGAGACTGCAAATAGAACCGTCTCGCATCGCAATCTGAAAGTATTGTTCGGATGTAACGATGGATTGTAATACGTCCTGCATTGGGCAGTTTCCGTAGTTTGCGAATGAACATTTCCTGAGTTGCTTCTGGATTTAATCCGAGCATCTCACAGGCGTTGTTGAATGTGATGAGTGTTGCTGAAGTATCATCAGCAGAGGCCAGCCACTCGATAACATTGACCACAGGTCTAAGGAACTCTCTCACGCACTTCTGCGATGGCTTAGTGTTAGAGAAGTAGTCCTTGTCAGAATGCTCAATGAACCGGTCGATATCGTCAGACGCATTCTTGAGCATGCCTACCAGCAGCATCTTGATAGGGTCGTCTACAGACCTACTGATCGAACCGTGTTCCACTGTAGGCATCATAATCCTCTTGAGGAGAAGTCAAATAGAACCAGTTAAAGCGGTCTGCATCATCAAGTACTTCTTTACTAAGAAGCCGCCTGATTTCGCTATCCAGCTTTGTCGTTCGGTGATCTGAGCGAATCCCTTCGCTTAGTGTCTGCTCAATTAACATGATTCATTCCTATGCTGGCAATACAACAGTGCAGTTATCGCCAATTTGACATTCTCCATCAGTGTAACATGTTGGAACAATGTCGCCTGTACCATCACTACGGATGACACACCACTCTACATGCTTGAACTTTGTGTCGTGATCCAGGTCACCAAACCTGACTACCTTCGGTACATGGAGTTTAGGCTTAACCCGGAACTCCACAGTAGCATTGAAGTCCGGGAATCCTTCAACATCAAACCAGGATGAGTCAGAGTGTGTTCGATACTGCAGAGCCTTGCCGCCTACTGCGGCCTGCATGATGCCTGAGTCCAGTAGATACTTGAGCCGTTCTTTTGTCATTTTTGAACCTTGTGTATTGGACCTCTATTGGCTGATGAGCTGTCCTAGAGGATAGACAGGAAAGACTGGTCATGGTTGAACCCAGCCCCATACGCTCAGCCATGCACGTACCGATCTTACTACACACCGTTATAGCGGCTATCGCCCCTTATCGGCTAGGGTGCTCGCACTAGTGGGTTAGGAGTTGAGAGTACTTCTGGTGAGTACATTCCTAAGTCCTGTGAGTATTGTGTTAGTTCTTGCAACTTGTCGCTGAAGGTCGGGAACTCGACATCCCGATAAGCATTGAAGATCGAAGACAGCTCAACGAAAGGTCCGTCTGGTCCTTTCACACTAGAAAGCGAGGCATGGCTGATCTCCCACTTGCTCCCATCAATGAGTCCGCATATCACCGTAGCATTGGGTGGAAGGTTCCTCAATTGTTCAATCAGTTCGATGACTGTCACTGACCTGCCCGCTTTCTCATTCGTTTGGCGTATGCCTGCGGTGTTTCCCATCGCTTTCGATCTTCTGGCGATCTCTGACGTTCCTTCATCAGTGAATCGAACTGACTACTGTCAATCTCATCAAAGATCGAACGATTGAACTGGATCAGTTCTAGTTCCTGCTGCGGTGTCAGTCGCACGTCTTACTCCTTATCGGATCGGCTCATTCGAGTACCTATTCAGAGCACCTACTCCAGTATGATCTGACATTGCAGACCATGCTTCGATTGTTCGCAACAGCATATTGATCCATTCAGCAGCTTCATTCGCATAGACTTCAGGAACATTGTTGGTGCCTGCTCGTTGTGCCAGTTCTGCCTTGATCTCTTCGATGGTCATTTCTCGCTCCTGTGGGTGAGTGATGGGGTAATGGTAGCATTCCAAGCGGCCTCTGTCAACCCTGTTGGGTTCTGATCTAACCCGGAAGCCACCATCCCCGTGTCTGATGGCAGATGATAAACCACCCAGAGACCTCTTGTCAAGCCTCTGTGGTCACCTAGGTAGAAATACTTTCCAGACCAGACTGGCCACTAAAGGTATCCTACAAACGTACGAAGCTCTAGAATGCCCCAGGAAGTCCCCAAATTTGACCAGACGTGTCTAACCATTGACCGACCCATCCAATGGCTTCCTGGGGCATCCTGGTGCGTTTGGTGATGTTTTGGAAGGTCGTCTATGCCCCAGATTTCCAGGCTTTCCCGGAAGGGGTCACTTTCCCGGCACGTCTATCGACCACACTGGAGAAACCTTCGGGAAAAATCTAAGAAATTTTATCCTCTTGTGGTCCATAGGGTTATGTCAATGTTGACCACATCTGGTGGAGATTCTTCCGGAAACTGGTTCTTGACTGGTCCGTAGGATATGCCATATTCCCGTTACACTGGTTATATGTAAGTAAGTACATTGATAACAAGTATTACGTAGTAATACTTGTATATGATAACTTACAAGTATACTAGATAAGATCACGAAGTGATCTTATCTAGTAGACGAGTAAGTTATCATTGACAGTTAGATTTGTTTTTTGTTTTTACCTATAGACCAGTAAACTTACTCACTTCGTTCGTAAGTTTACGTTAGTAGACAAGTAGATATGAATAAGTATATGTAGTAAGTACAATACAAGTAATGATGATAGTACTGTAAAATGGGTATATGTATTACTATCATCAACATACAATACAAAACAAGTATCATTACTTTTAGATAGAGTAATGATATCTGTTTTGTAGTGGTAGAAAAGTAAACAGATAATCAATGGTCTACTAACAGAAAGAAGATGTTCAATGAAATGTCAGAAGCTAACTTCTGAACTTGAACTGAATCTTGAATCGGTTGAAGTAGATTCTGAAAGTAGAGTACTCAAGAATGTACTACTCTGCGGCAACGAATCGAAAAACGGGTACAAGTACCCAGCAAGCTGTTTCAAGAACCAAGAGCATGTGGTCAGTCTTTACGAAGGTAAGGCTGTCTGCATCGACCACAGTGACAAACCATTAAATCGCAAGATTAGGGATGTTGCTGGATTCATCCAGAATGTTCGCCTCGTGGATGGCAAGCCTTTTGGTGACATCGCTATCGAGAGTGCCATCGACTGTGGTGTTGACCTTCTGACACTTGCTAAAAACAAGCGTAAGAACATCGGCATGTCTCATGTTGCTATGTGCAAGATGAGCAAGGATCGGCAGACTGTTGAGTGCATCGAGCAGGTTGTTACCGTCGATGTGGTCTTTAGTCCGGCCACAACCAAAACTTTCTTTGAACAGGATCAGGGAATGGAACTTGAACAACTGAAGTCCGAGAACGATGTTCTCAAGGGCCGAGTTGCAGTTCTTGAGTCTGACTTGAGCAAGGCAACGGCTACTGCCGAGACCCTGAAGTCCGAGAACACTTCCCTGCTTGGTGAAGTGACTAATCTGCGGACTGAGGTTGCCGAGATCAAGCCCAAACTTGAGAACTACGTAAAGGCAGAGCAGAAGCTCGCTGACGAGACAGCCGTCAAGGGACTGCTGACAGAAGCTGGATTGGACCTTGCTGACCCTGTGGTCGTGAGTGAGCAGTTTATGGCTATGCTGCTCAGCGCTTCTGCAGATGCTCGTCTGCCGTTGATCGAGGACCGCAAGGCTGCAGTCAGTCGCGGTGGATCAGCACCAACAGGGACCGTACGTTCTCCGGAACGTGTAGTCAAAACTGAACCAAAGGCAGAGGCTTTTAGCGCTGCTGATTACCTTGCCAAGTTTGTTGGCGAATAAGGAGAATTAAATGGCCCGTGCTATTCATCGGCTTGGTCCTGTAACTCTGAAGGACTACCCGGTCGATTCGACTACGGTGGTCACTAAGGGTGACATGATGTTCCTGGATACGGATGATGCAAAGCCTGCAGCTTCCTTTACCTGGGATACGAATATTGCGACCACACAGGCGGCTTTCAATAACGTGTTTATTGGGGTTGCTGCTGAAGGTCGTGCAAGTGGTGATGCAGCCACTACGCTTGCAATTGATGTCAATCCGGCATCAGTTTGGGAATACGATCAGGCCGCTGATGCAGTCCTGACTGGTGGTCTGATTGGGCCTGCCAAGGCTTCCGGCAACGCTCTGGAAAACCAGAAGGTTGTGGAATGTGCGGCAGCCGCTGCAATTGGTCGATGCCACGTCGGCGTCACTTCAAGCGCCACCCGCATCCAGTGTACGTTCGGTTCTGCCCGTCATACGGCTAGTGCCAACGCTAACGCAGCCTTCGGTAGCTAATAGGAGATTCACGTGGTACGTCTTAATCAAGAGTTCTTCACTGGACTCACGAAAGACCGTCCGGTCGCCGATGGCTGCCGTCTGGTCTTCGAAACCCTGACTGAAGGTTTGAAGTCAGGTAAGCTGAAGGCTGAGCACGCCGTGCCTAGCTTTAAGCAACTTGGTCTGTGGATGGGTGCTATTGACCCGATGGATGAACGCGGCTCTTGGCGCAAGATCGCTGAAGAAGTCAAGTTTGTCGATCACGAAGGCCTTGAGCCGCATCAGATCAACGCACGGGTTTTCACCGAATCCAACGCGGCTGTCCGCTCGCAGGCATTTGCTACTCTGACCTCGACACTCATCTCTTCGAAGATGATCGAGGCTTACGATGCAGTGCCTAGCGTTGCTGACACTCTGATGACCATTATGCCTAACCAGCAGTTGCGTAATCAGCGGCTGGCAGGTCTGACCCACATCGCTGCTCCTGATGATGAAGTTCTGGAAGGTCACCCCTACCCAGAAACGGACTTCAGTGAGAAGTATGTGACAACTTCGGAAACGAAGCGTGGTCGCATCCTGCGTCTCACCGAAGAACTGATGATCTTCGATCAGACGGGTGAATGCTATCGCCGGGCAGCTATGCTCGGTACATCGTTGAAGGGTGAGCAGGAGCGTCGGAAGATGCGTCTGCTGATCGATGCAGATGCGGGTTCGAGCGTCTATGTGTATCGTCCCCAGGGAACTGGCGAGACGCTGTACAACACTGATGCAAGCAACCTGAACTACGTCGGTTCTGGTGGTCTGACCGGGTTCAGCACAGCGTCACCGCTGGTTGACTGGACCGATCTTGATCTGGTTCGTAAGTTCCGGGCAACCAAGGTTACTGATGATCGTATCGACGGTACGGCTCGTCCTATCGGCGGTATCAACAGCAACCTGACCATTCTGGTTCCTGAATCGCTGCGGGCAACCGCAAACACGATCGTTTATCCGACTCAGGTCGGTTACGAACCGAGTTCTTCGGGCGGCATCCAGTTCCAGTACAATCAGCCTGTCGCGGGCTTTATCTCCCGTGTGGTCTCCAGTCCGTTTGTTGATGAAGTCAACACCGACGACTACTACATCGGCGACTTCAATCGGCAGTTCGTGTGGACGGAGATTTGGCCGCTCCGTACTGCAGTGCAGGGTCGCGATAGCGAGTCAGCATTCAACCAGGACTTGATCTTCTCAATCAAGGCCAGCTACTACGGTGGTCTGTCGGCTGTCGATTCTATCTACGTCACGAAAATTGACGGAGCCTGATAAGTAATGTTCGGGGCCACGAGCGATGGCTCGTGGCCCTATTTTTGTCTAGTTCTGGGGAGAACTGAAATGTCGTTGAAGATTGGTAACAAGACCCTTTCGAAAAAGAACACACGCACTGTCACCTTCTACCGTGGTGAAGAAGCTATTAGTGTCGTGGTTGGTCCGCTTCCTCCTAAGTACATCGAACGTCTTCGTAATGATGTGCTGCCTTGGCCTGAACCGCCTCGTAAGGCTGTTGAGACCAAGCCTGGAATTTACTTGTATGAAGGTACAGGTAGCAACCGTAAGGTTGTGTTTCAGGAAGACGAAAAGGACCCGACCTATCGTGAGGCTTTGTCGCTGCTCTCTAAGAGATACACGGCTGCAAAGATTCTCGCATACACGGCTCATGATGCTGAGTTCAGCGTTGGTCCAGATAAGCCTGTAGCAGCCTACAAGGATGATCCTGAGGCTTGGAGGCAGTATCTCGATAAGACATACGAAGACCTAACAGATGAAGTCACCGGCTTAACTGAAGCTGAGATCACGCTGATCTTGGACGAAGGCGAGAAGACCGAACTCGCTATCGATATTGAGGAAGCCAAGAAGACTTTTTAGTCTCCCCATCAGGAGTTCGTTCTGGAACACAGGACAGCATCCTGGTGGACGAGCGTGGTCAACACTACGCTAGGACAGAGGAGTATTTCATCCTTCGGATTCTGGAGCGGTTTGGTAGTCCTAAGAAACTGGTCCAGTACTTTGAGGATTTCTATGAGATTCCCGAAGAGTGGTTATCACATCTGATGGCTTACGAACTTATCAGACAATCTGAAGAAGCAGCCTTCGCAGGAGTTAGATAATGCCGATCATCAGTAGTCTTGATAGCATGGGTGACGGTACTCCTATTACGGAGGCTCAGATTCATGCTTTCTTGAACAAACTCACCTTAAAGCTGTTCAACCTGGAACACGGTGACGGGGTTCAGGGGGCAATCGACTATGAAGAGTTCGGACCAACCGGACACAGGGTGTACTTCTCAAGCTCTCTTAGGGAGATGAGAGAACTGCACGCCTACTTCAGTAACCTTCTGGCTAATCCAGAACTCAGAGGCGACTTTGGGTTCTACTTGACAGAAGCACAACCAGTTTCTCTCGTGGAGTGGGTGAATGATAACTCGCGGCTTCAATAGAGAGATGGCTTTCATTTACAACGGTCAGGATGTCGAGGTTAGGGTTCAAGGTGCTCAGACAGTGAACTTCACTACTGCAGGTGCCGCCATTTCCAGAACATACACCGGAGTAACTGTAAGAGCCTTGGTGGGACCGGAGATCAAAGCTAAAGAAGGACACACAAGAGAATTCGCCTTCCTGACGGCTGAGTATCCCGAGAATCCGCCACTGACAACGACCCGTGTTGTTTTCGATAACTTGATCTATGAGATTGTAGACTACACTACAGACTCTGTGGTCACTAAGGTCTTTACAAGGAGACCGTAATGAAGACTAACAAGTTGTGGGGAGCGTTGATCCTAGCACTTGCTCTAGGGCTTGCAATCATGGGCCTCACCGATGCGGGTTTGTTCATAGGCTGGGGTCTCCAGTCAACTTTATCTCAGCATGTTGCTAACTCCTTGCACGATTCTGGTGGAGTATTCATCTTCTTCATTGCTGGGGCCTTTGTAGCTGGTATGTTGGCTACACATTTCACTGGCTTTGGTATGACACCCACGAATAAGGATGAAGACCATGACGCTTGCAGATAGTGTCACAGCCCTGTTACTAAACTCCTGTCAATCTCAGGTAGACCTGTACTCGACGCTTGTGTCTGGTTTGAAGGTAAACAGAAGTGCTTCAGAGGTAATTGTAGCGTTAGGCGGTATTCCTCCTGTCGACCCTGCCACGTATGACCGATTGATTGCAGCGGCACAGGCAGAGATTGACGAGGCGATTGCGGTCAAACAGTCAAGGGGGCTCTAATGGCTTTGTTGTTTAGGCTCCGCTCAACGGATAAAGTCTACAATGCGACCACAGGGACTACTGCGGCTGGCGATGGCGGTGCGGTCGGATCGTGGGAGCCAATGGCCGGGCTGATAACAACACGAGCCCTACACGCTTCTAAAGGACCTACCTATAGAGCCAACGATAACTCTAGTGGGTTCCCTGGATTGGAGTGGTCTGCTGGTAAACTGTTGACAATGGCTCACTCCACTGAGTGGACAAGCTGGACATCGTTTAGTTGGTTAGTCGTCATTCGAAACATGACCGCAAGCTCAAGCCAAAACCGCTACCTGTGGTCAAGAAGTAATTCTAGTGCGTGGGCTAATGCTGGTTGCCGCATAAACTCGGCCGTCTACAGCGACCCGACGTGGACATGGCATGACGCGGTGTACTCAGGTCGCAGAGAGTCAATTATTCTGCCGACAACCACGGCAGCCACACGCTACGTTATGGCAGGTAGCGTAGACTCTACAAAAATCTGCAGCTATATCAACAGGCAGTCTAGTATCCGTAGGTTAGAGTCAGGAACTCTCGCCTTAGGTACAAGCGGCCTGACAATCGGCGAGGATTACGACTCAGCGGGGACGTACAATATCACCCAGGGTGTACTGTTTGAACTTGCGTTTTGGGATTCAGCACTTACTGAATCTGAAATGGCAACTGAGATTGATACAGCCATGACCACATGGGGCGTATCGAATACTGTGGCTCCTCCGAGTTCAGGTGGCGGTCTGATTCTTTCTCCTGGAATGTTTGGAGGTATGCGAGGATGAGTGAATATGTTTATGCCGGTCTGACCAGCCAAACTATCGACATCTTCCTGGCGGACTCTTCTTCCACTACTGGAGGAGGTCTGACAGGTCTTGTATACAATACATCGAATCTTACGGCCTACTACCGTAAAGGTGCTGCAGGGACAGCCACTGCAATTACTCTGGCAACTCAAACTGTCGGAGGTGCGTACTCCAGCGGTGGCTTTGTTCAGATCGACTCTACCAACATGCCTGGGGTCTACAGGCTAGACCTTCCAAATGCTATGGTGGACACTGCGGGGTTTGTGACTCTGTACCTCAGGGGTGCTGCTAACCTTGTGCCGACTGCACTGCGAATTGATTGTCGTGCATTGCCGACTGATGTGAAACTCTTCGGCGGTACAGTAGGAACCTTCAGTTCCGGTCGCCCAGAAGTCAACACGACTCATGTGGGCGGTACTTCACAAACTGCTCGTGACCTTGGTGCGTCTGTCCTTCTGTCCAACGGTACTGGTACAGGACAGGTCAAGTTGTCTTCTGGGTATGTCTCTCCCAACTGGGGAGACGTTGCAAACCCCACTACAGTGGTCGGTTTGACCGGAACGACGATAAGTTCAAGTCAGGTCGTCACAAGCGTTTCTGGGGCAGTTGGGAGCGTTACAGGCAACGTAGGAGGCAATGTGGTCGGTAGTGTTGGTAGTGTTACTGCTGCCATCACGCTGCCTACAATTCCCACAGACTGGATTACATCTACTGGAATCGCTTCGAGTGCAGTGACTGAGCTTCAGTCAGGTCTGGCTACTTCCTCGGAAGTGCAGAGCGTTGCCGCCAGCTTGCCGGAGACAACAGCCGACGCTGTTTGGGAAGATGTGGAGGCCGATCACGTTACCCCAGGAACGATGGGCGTAGCTCAAGGCCGCACAACGGCTATCAAGGCCAAAACGGATAATCTCCCGACAGACCCAGCAGACGCTTCAGACATTGCCGCATCCTTCACGACAGTCAACTCTAAGTTAGACGCTATCGATGACTATATCGATACAGAGGTAGCAGCAATCAAAGCAAAGACTGACAATCTTCCTGCTGATCCTGCTGACGCATCGGACATCGCTGCATCCTTCGTTACGGTCAACTCGAAACTGGATGCAATTGACGACTATGTTGATACTGAGGTTGCTGCCATCAAGGTTGTGACTGACAAGTACGCAACAATGATCGTACAGGACGGTGTGGTCTACCAGTACACGACCAACTCACTGGAGAATGGTCCAAGTGGCGGCGGCGGCGGCGGCGGTGGTAGCACAGTTGCTGTGTATCCTCTCAACGCTACTATGCCTGCCAGGGTCTATGACCTCAACATCACGTTCTACAAGGACGAAGATGGGACGGTTGCTGGTCCGATTGCTATCACATCTCGTAATGCAAACGTCTTTGAGCCAGTCGATCTATCAGGTCGCACACTCTCAGTTCGTTTTGTCGATTACGAAGGAACTGAACTGCTGACAGTCGCTAACGGTGATATCACAGTCAGTGGTGTTGATAACAATCAGATCAGCTTCCCTGTGACGACTGCATTGACTGGATCGGTTACTGAGACTCCTCAGGACCAGTGGCACATCTGGACACTTCACGACCTCACGAGCGGTGATAATGTCCTGATCGGTGGTAAGGCTCGTGTTCTTCTTTGTTAAGGTGAACAATGGCTACCATTCGAATTCAAAGTGGCTGGTCTTCAACAGCAGCCGCTAATCCAGGCATTACCAATGTTGACCACACATGGCTCTCTTCCTACGGCTCTGATGATCGTTTCCACGACATTGGAACGTCTGAAGAGAGCATTACGTTCACAGACATCGCTGTAAACGGCTGGGTGAAGTTAGAGAACATAAACGCCACTAACTATGTGCAAGTTGGGTTCTCTACTGGTGTATACGGCATCAGGCTAAAGCCTGGGTTCTCTGCGGTGTTCTTCTTAGAACCTGGAGCTACCATCTACTTGAAAGCCAATACCGCAGCTTGTCGTGTGAGGGCGTCTCATATCGGAGCAGTGTAATGTCTGTGAAGTATGATGAAGAAGAACTCAGACTAGAACTGATGGACTTCCTGTGGGATGCTGCGGGAGAATTCACCAACGAGTTCTTCCGTGTGGTCGACAGGGAAGCGCCAACTGAAGATGGTCACCTTCATCAGACCTTTGCAACTGCACTCGGCAATGTTGGTCTGCCGCAGGTTAGAGGCACTCAATCTGCAATGGCCAGTAAAGGGTCCAATGATCCAGAAGCTATTGCTGCCGGCTACGGCAGGGCAGTCGGAGCAAAGGACTCAGTGACGGTGACTGTTGGAACTGATCTCGGTTTTGTTGAGCGTCTTAATTCTGGAGGCACTCAGGAAGCAGACGTAAACGGTAGCCGAGGATACAAAGCAGAAGGGGCAGCGACCGTAGGTCAGCTATATGCTCCACGTTTGTCCGATGGTAAGCAGGGATTCTTGATGTGGCTGGACGGAGGCACCCGTCGCTATGCTAGATCAAGAGTCATTGCACCACACGGATTTTTTGACACAGCCGAACAAGCTGTGGTCTCTCTAGCAAAAGAAATGGGGTTTGCATAATGCCTACTGTCACTAACGTAGCCCGTAACATTCAAAACGGGTCACTTGTGATTAAGGATGGGTCGGCTACGCCTAAGTCCTGTACTGTTGCCTGTTCAGGCAACTTGAAGTGGACTGAGACTAGGACTCTGATTGAAGTCATGTGTCGGGGGTCTATTGACCATCGACGAGAAGGCAACACGGCTGGCTTTACTTTGAGCTTTGATGCCGCTTGGTATCAGCTCATTGCTAAAACTGCCAACTCCGGTGATGCCGTCTCTGTTTACGAAATCCTGTCTAATCCGGGGTCGTACTTCACGTCGACTGAGGATGGGGCTTACTGTCTTGACATGGAATTCACTGTTGCCGATCCGAACACCACGAACGGCAATGATGAAAAGATTACCTTCCCGGATGTGTTCATTGAGAAGGTGGACTGTTCGGAAGCAGAAGACAAGAACATGATCGCGTTCTCTGGACGCGGCAAGGTTCGTGCTCCTACCATCACTCGTGTGTAGTATTCTTCGGTTCTCCCGCCCGGTATGTCCATGCGGGCATACCGGGTTTTCTTTTTAGCTTGCGAGGCTTAGATGAGCAAGAAGTTTGAATATGAGCTGACGCTGAGACTGGAGAAGGCTGAGAAGTCTATTGCCTCCCTTGCTGCAAAGATCGAGAAGGACTTGGGCAAGGCTGTCGAGACGGCTTTCAGGGGAGCCAGTGAGTTTGATGTGGTCAAGTTCAGCAAGAACATTGGCTCAAGGATCGAACAGGATGTTAGTAGTGCTCTCAAGAGTGCGTTCTCAGGTAGTTCTGAGTTCGACTTTGGTAAGAGGATTGCTGCTGGAATTGAGAAAGACGTAAGTCAGGCAGTTAAAACTGCCTTTTCTGGTAGTTCTGAGTTTGACTTTGCTGATCCAGGAAAGGCTGAGCAGGCTGCAGAAGAGGCATCTAGGAAACGCATTCAGCAGTTACGAGCTGACAGCGAGACTCGGAATCAGGTTGCTGATGAGGACTATCAGAGGGAGATTCAGAGGACTGACGGGGTTGCTGCACACTTAGCAGAGAAGCGTAAGGAAGCTGAAGCTGCTGTTGCTCAAGAGAATCAGGACATGGCGAGTAGGGCTTCTCAGAGAGATAAACTCGAAGAAGCTCACACAAGTCGTCTTTCCAAGAACTCTGCATTGCTCAAGGAGTACTACGCTACTTACAAGGACCCTAGTGCTCTCAATGCTATTCAGACTGTTGAGAAGTCCCTTGAGAGACATTCAGAGTCCTTGAAGTCCTC